GTATAGGTATGGTGTTTGATACACACTGAATATTTCTAATCCATTAAATGAATTACCAGTTTCTTGCTTGTGTACCTTACCATCCGATGAACCATGTATTACAAATTCAAACTGACCTAGATACCCACTAGCAGCACAGGTAGCTTCCATCCCTAATAGCTGCCCGAACTCAAATGAGAATCCTTCTGGGTTCTGACGTATGCCCCCAATAATACCTTGCGACTCGGATGCTGCAAAGAATATACGAAACTGCGACTTCTGACGAATGACAACAGACGATAAACCATTCAAGTCTATAGTCAATGAAATGTCAGTAAACAAAGATTGAATGTTCTTTGATACAGTCTCTAGTTCTACATCACCAATTTTACTTGTTCCACTAATAGGACGCATTCCGTCTTGACTAAGGAACAACAAGTCTCCACCTATCTCAATGATACTATCGGTAGCAATGCAGCCTAAGTCATGAGTAATGCCTGTCACTACAAAGTCTGTAGTGCTTGTACCCTTTAAAGCTTTTATCGTGTTAGTACCAAAGATGTATAGTACATCTCTGAATTGCTTAATAGCTACTACAGGAAATCCTACGTTGATTACACCAGCACCACTGGCAGTAGCAAAGTTAGTCTCTAATAGTGGAGCACTAAAGAACAACTTAGTAGGATGGGCAGGATCACCTGCAAGAAATAAATGGTTAGCATAATCTACAGCGTACTTAGGATCTGTAGGTGCAGCACTATGTGTTATCTGTGTGTATGTAGAACCATCGTAGGTAGCAGCAGGATTGATACCATCTGTTAATACTGTCTTCTGAGATCCGTAGTTAATGTTAGCAAAGCGAACCTTGCTTACTCCTGTCATGGTAGGCGAACCTGAAGTACTAACTGCTACCCATGCAGATGTAGATGTATTGTAATAGTGTAGATAGTTGTGACCTGATGAAGGCTTACGACAGCCTAGTATGCCATTGTTAATTCCATTTATTACATTAACACCTAGCACCGACCCTGTTCCAGCAATAGTTCCGTATGTATTTGTGAACCCACTTATACGCCTATAGCCGCCCGTTGTGGCAGCTTCATAGTTAATAAGGGCAATGGCACTACCAGGAGATTGTTCTCCCTGTGCTAGTACATCTCGACTCGTATCTAAGCCGCCTCTGCACATTACTTTGTTTACTGATAATTGATCTGCCATGTAGCTATGCCCCTGCAGCAGTACGTGTTCTAGTTCTCACAATGTAGGCTGATCGCATATTTAACTTGTCGTCCATTAGTACGTTACGCATTGCCTTGATACCATCTTCAAAGGTCTTCTCATGCATAGCAGCACTCTGAGTGTTAGAACGGAATTGCATCATGTACATCATAGCACCATCTATGACTACGTGGCTAAAGCGTTCTGGTATAATGCTCACATCTGTATATAGGTTTAAAGAAGCAGGTACTATCCAGTAAGTAAACTCTACTTCATATGTTGCATTAGGAGATGGTGTAACACCAAAAGCACTGCCGTATGTTTGGAATACCTGAGATGGAATACCTAAGCCAGTAGAAGGGGCGGTATCATCTGATGCCCTACGGGTCATAGTGTACTCTTCATAGGAGATAGCATTTAATACTCTTGGAGTATTGTTAGCCGATGCTAACTTTTTAATATAGAATGTTCCCCAGTCAGCACTTGAATAGTCTGCTGGAAAGTTGTATGTGGTTACGCCCTGTGAAAGCGTTTGTGTTGTTGTAGTTTTAATGAAAGGCCACTCTTGACCATCTTGTAGTATGCGTCTGATACTGCTATTGATAGCGTCCTTAGCTAGAGCTTGGACATTTCGTACTGTATCAAAGCCATCACCACCAGCATCAATCTGCACTTCATTGAGCCTTCTAAGAACTTCATTTGCCAATGCGACATAAGTTGCCATGATAATTACTCTTTACATAATAAAAGAAAGGGGGCAGATTGCCCACCCCCTCAGTGACAACGCTTAGGCTACGTTGTATTTTGCAGTGATGATTGCTTCTGGCTTTAGGATCTTACGACCATAAAGATGCATACCACGTACAATATCAGCAAAGCTATCTGGATCACGATAAGTTTCAGTCTTGTTGATCTGCTGTGCAGTAGCAACGGATGAATCATGACCTGCAACAATAACACCATAGTTAGTGTTTTGGTTAGCAGTACCAGCAGTAGCTGAACCTGTACCTACCTTAGGAAGGTTGTTAGAAACATATACACGGAAACCATGCAAGTTGTCCAACATCAAACCATTACGTAGTCCACCTGACTGTCCCCAGTCCATGTTCAATAGACGAGAATCTTCGTCAGCTAGGATTTCTTGGAATACAGAATCCACAACCAACCAACGACCTTGCTTATCAACATTGTTCTGATCCATCAAACGAGCCATACGAGCTACCATTTGCAACGGAGTTGCAGTAGCAGTAGCAACAGAAGTTGCGCCAGCTAAACGAGCAGCTAGTGGGATAGAGTGATCTCCAGCAGAACTAGTAGTAATGTTACCAAAGCTACTTTTGATTAGCTTGTTAGCTGTAAGTAGTTCATCACTACCAGCAGAAGCAACAGCCTTAGTACCAGATACTACGTTGTTAACAGCACCTGCATTAGCATGTAGCGCAGATTGCTTGTAACCAGACAAGTAACCCAAGATTTCTTGGTCATACTGGTCAGCCAAACGATAGGCCGCACGATTACTAGCCATACTTAGCCAGTTGATGTGGGTCTGTTGCTCTTCAATGTCATCCAGTTTAAATGCAAAGTAGTTAGACTTGTCTACAGTTAAAGTGAAATCAACGTCAGTTAAATCCTGAGTAGCGATAGCAGTACCACGGGTGTATGCTAAGACACTAATTTCAGGCTCTTTAATAATACGTACAGAATCACCAGCGTTGGCAATCTCACCAAAGTAATCACTGTTAGTGATCGCTTCGCAGACTGCTGACTTACGAAATTCCATCTGTACTTGTTTGCTATAAATTACAGGTGAAAAATTACCTGAGTTTAAGTTGGTATAACCACTCGCTTTTGCAAAAGCCATGATATACACTCCTATATAAATTAGTATGGAGCTATTACAATATCATAGAGGCTGTCGTTAAAGGGTGCAGGATACTTAAGTTGATCGACTTAGTGTAACACTGGGCCTTGTCTGAGCAGGTTTGTCTACTTACTATTGTGATTGCTTATATGTTACACAAGGATTTGCAGAACATATTTTGTTACTTAGTGTAGGGTAGCCAACTGGAGCCTACTCCTCTGTAACGTACTAATGTAACCAGAGGATCAGTCCAGTTACACTAGTGGGTTAAAATACAGTTATACTGATTTTTAGTTAAATGTCAAGCATTATTTTAATTAAATTATGATTAACGTGCCTTACCAGATACATCGTATATAAAGTTACCACTACGCATTGCCTTAGCAATAGCATCTTGATTCTCTTCATACGTGTTTATAGTCATGGCAGCTACGTCAGACTCAAGGAATTGCTGCTCTCCTGAACCTTCTGTAGGAGAAGAACCACCACGGGAACTTACTTCCTGTGCAGCACCACGGCTGTTGCCCTTCTTTGCTTTATTCTTCTTAGTAATACCAGCATCTAACTTATACAAGTCAATTGCTCTGGCAGCACTAGTAGCATCAGCCTCATTGTGATACAAAGAATCCTGTACCCACTTTGGCTGTGCATCTACCCAATCATGAAACTCGTCTTGTTCACGGATCTCTTCAAAGTCTGGGTGGATCTGTAGTAACTTAGCTTCTGCTTTCCCTTTGTTTGCACTGAGTTGTAGATCGTCAATCTCTTTCATTCGACTGGATAGAGTTTCGTTCTGATCCTTAGCTGCCTTCAATGCCATTGTCTGCATGATGTTGGCTACCTGAGGATACTTACTTGCCCACTCTGCTATCTCTTCTTCTGTGCTAGGTAATTCCATATCACCTGTTGATGTAGATTTAAGTTCACCTTTGAGAGATTTAATCTGCTCTTCAAAGTCACTCTTCTGTTCCTGTTGATGCCTACGTAAATCTCCATACCGCTTCTTAAAAGATCGCTCTTCTGCTGTATCAGGAGTTTCATTGTCAGCCTTCTCTTCAGAGGACATATCTTGCTGTGCTTTCATATCTGCTAACTCAGCTTCATCTTCATCCATACGTTGTTGCTTAGTGTTAACTCGCATAAATCCTTTTACTTCTTGCTTCTTTGCTGCTTGCATTGTTTCCATGATTTACTCTCTTGTTGGGGCTAACAGTGGGGAAGGTACAGTATTGTAACCCCCGATCTTAGGTAGCCAATAAAGGGTATTAAGTGCGTTTTGCTGCCAAAGCTCCCTTTTTAGCTTGTGCTTTCTGTTTTGCTTTCTTCTTAGCTGCTAGTCCTGATGTGTTATCCATACGCATCTTTTTGACTACTGGCCTTTTCTTTGAGGCTAGGCCACCATAGGCTGCGTCAAATCTACCACTGTTTTGTTGATCAGCGTCATCTATTTGTTCTTGAGTAACTTCTACTTCTGCAGCCCGTTGCTCTGCTCCAGTATTATCACCCCCACTATTAATAGTAGTCTGACTCTGCTGTCTCCTTTGCTGGTCTGTTAACGCAGCTTGAGCTATAGGATCTAGTTTTTTCTTTAAACTATTCTCATTAGCAAAAACAAGGTTAGCTGCAGCATCCTTTGCATCACTTTTAATTTTATCTGCTTTTACTTGCTGTGCTGCATTATCA